GTTGGGATTGAGATTGACGAGTATTACTGCGAAGTGGCGGCTCGTCGGCTTTCTCAAGAAGTGCTGGATTTCGCCCCGTTGTCCGACGCGGTAGATCCTGTCGATGGGGTAGTCGCTGATGATCCACGCGCGAAAGAGGATCTTGATGTCTGAGCCTGACGACACCCCCACACGCCTCCGTGATGCTGAACGGCAAGAGGAATTATCTCAGGACGGACTCACGCGACTCCAGGAGATTGGGTCCAAATGGCAAGCTCGCGCTGAAAAGGCCGAGGCCGACGTCTCCCGTCTCCAGCAGGAGCTACACGAGAAGAATCAGGCTGGAATGCACGCCGTGACTGAGATTACCCGTCTCCAGCAGGAGAACGCCCTGCTTAGGCGCAGCCTAGAGATGCTAACGAAGCAACTTGAGGAGGCAGAGCGCGATGCCTCTATTGCGACTGAAGAACTCCTGCATCCCCGTGACTAAGCCGGTGTATACTCCCCCAGCAGAGGTATTCCCATGCCCGCCAAATCCAAGGCCCAGCAGCGCCTCTTCCAGGCCGCCGAACACGGCGCCACGTTCCCGATGGCCCAGAAACTCCGTGACTCCATGAGCCATGACAAGCTGAGAGAGTTCGCCGTCGGCTCCGAAGCCGCCAAGCCTGAGCATGTATCAAAAATGCGACACACCGGCTACGTCGAGATGACCCATCACGGCAACCCCGGCCGCAAGCCGAATATGCGACATGGCTACTGATCAAGACGTTCTCGCTGATCAGGCGAGAGCAGATATTGCTCGCTTGCAGGTGCTTCCGCTCTTTAGCTGGGGCGAAGCGTGTCCTAAATGCGGCATCGTTCCGACCAGTTGGACGCACCCAGAACTTAAGATCCTCGTGGATCCTGATACTGGCTCAGTTATTGACTATCTGCGGATTAAATGCACCTGTGGCTGGACGGCATGGCGAAAGCCACTAGATTCAGCAAAGTAGTGAATACTTAGTGCCTAAAGGCGTCAAACCGCCGAACGCCGGTAAAGGACGCCCCAAGGGCTCCAAGAACAAGTTCAGCGGCGAGCTGAAAGAGATGATCCTGCAGGCGCTCGCCAACGCTGGCGGGGTTGATTACCTCCACAAGCACGCGGATAGCACCCCCACCGCCTTTCTCTCGCTCGTGGGCCGTGTCCTACCCCTCCAGGTCAAGGAAGGCGGGGACGATCCCAAGGTTCCCGTGAGCACCACGATTGTCCACAAACATAGTTGAGCGGGTCGTGGAGTTGGACTGGCGCGGCCCGGTCAGCCAGTTCATGCTGGACGAGACCCCAGAGATTGATCTGGAAGGCGCCCTCTCGAGCGGGAAGACCACAGTCTGTCTCTGGAAGTGCTTCGACTACACCCAAGCCTATCCAGGCATCCACGGCTACATCGGGAGGTATGGTGACGGCGAAACACAGACCAAAGTCCGGCCGGCGTGGGAAGCGGTCGTTCGGGAAGGCGGGCAAACGCCGAACTGGAACGCGAAAGAGAACAGCTACGACTTCGCTAATGGGTCTCGTGTCTACGCTTTCGGTCTCAAATCCCCCGATGAGCGCAGCCGCTACAGCAAGATCCGCGGCATGGGCGTCAGTTTCATTTACGTGGACCAGACGGAAGAACTCCCCGAAGATATGGGATTGGAACTACGCGGTCGCTTACGACAGCCAGGGTTCCCTCATCGGCTTATATTCTCCCCTAACCCCCAGAACGTGACCCACTGGCTCGCGGCCCAGTTCCCCGAAGACAACACCGTCAACGGGCGTAAGTATTACGCGGTGAGCCTCTACGACAACGCGCACCATCTGCCGCCTGACTTCATCGAGACCCAAGAGCGCACCTATCCGCCTGAGCACGCCAAGTATCGGTCGGTGATCTTAGGCAAGCGGGGCGTGAACGTGACCGGCGATCCGGTCTATAAGGGCGCGTTTGTGCGCCGGCTGCATACCGGGATGAACCTATATGACCCGCGGCAGGTGCTGCTCGAGTCCATCGACTTCGGGAAGCGCCATCCCTGCATCGTCTGGGCGCAAGAGACCTATACCGGTGGGCTCCGCGTCCTTGGTGGGCTGCTCGGGCAGAACCTGTTCCTCGATGACTTCCTCCAGACGGCCGTCCAGACGCGTCAGGAATGGTTTGGAGACGTGATCGGGCGGCAGACGTGCTGTGACCCCGCCGGCAGCCATCAGAACAGCCAGGGCACGCGGTTCAATGGTGTGGACCTGCTCCGCAAGGCTGGCTTTGCCCCGGTGTGGAAAGACAATAGCAACGCCCCCGATGTGAGGCTCGCCTGCATTGAATCCCTGAGTGCCCACATGCGGCGCCGGGAGCCATCAGGCTTAGAAGCGTTCCTGGTGGAGTCTGACCCCTTGAAGTGGCAACGGGTGAGTGTGGAAGGGATGACGGCCGACGGCTTCCTCACGGATGCGCTCGAGGCCGGCTATGTCTGGGACGTGCATGATGTGAGCGTGGGGAACAAGCAGGTGCGGAAGGCGAAGAAGGACGGCTGGTTCGAGCACGGCATGAATGCGCTCGAATACATTGAGCTGAACTTCGGGGCGCTGCGGGCCACGCAAGCGGAGCAGGCGAAGGCGCTGGCACGTAGAAGGGCGAATCAGGCGCGGTTGCCACGGATTATGCCGGGGGAGTTGTGGGGTTAGGTGTATACTCTCGGCGTTCCAGATGAGTCCTGACGAGCAGCAGGCGATCTACGCGAAGGCCGTGGAGCAGTTGTTACGGTTGAGCCGTGATGACAAAGCGTTCCTGCGGTCGATTCACATCAGCCCCGCATGACTGATGGTGAACTGCTGGCGCTCCGTGTCACGGCGATGGCCGGCCAGGTCCAGCGCGATGCGGCACGGGTATTCCTCACGAAGTGGGCCGATCCCATCCCCCGCTGGCGCAGTCTGTTGACCCTCGGGAGCCTTGGCCGCTGGTCCGTGATGAGGCGCTGGTAAGTGGCGAAGCGCCGACCGACCAAGGGCAATAAATACAGCGAACGCGTCACTAACGCGGATGACAAAGACTTCATCGAACTGGCTCGCAAGCGGTTTCAACAGGCCGAAGAGGCCGACGAACAGCAACGGGAGCGGGAGTTAGCGGACCTCCAGTTCTATGCCGGCGAGCAGTGGGATCCCAACGTCCGCAGCGCCCGAGAAGGTCAGTCCAGCAACCAGAACAGCAACAACAGCGGCACCGGCTCGGCCCCGGCTGTTCCTCCCCGGCCGACCTACACCATCAATAAGGTGCGAGAACCTGTCCGGCAGGTGCTCAACCAGGAGCGGCAGGCCGATCTCGGGGTGGAAATTGCCGCGGCCGATGACTTCGGCTCTGGATCTCCCGGCATCAGCCCCGAAGAGATTGAACTGCGCGAAGGGCTGGTCCGGCGTATCCAGCGGGAGAGCCAAGCCGCGGATGCGCGGTCGTGGGCGTTTCAGCGGGCGGTGATTGCTGGCAGAGGCTTCTACCGGGTGATGACGCGCTATATCCCCGGCCGGTCGAACGACCAGGAACTGTATGTAGATCGCATCTTCAATCAGGCATCAGTCAGCATGGATCCCGCCCATGAGCAGCCGGATGGGTCAGATGCCGAATGGGGCTTTATCGGCACGGATCTGCCCTGGGACCGCTACCAAGCCGAATACGGCACGGTCGGAGACGAGCCCAACCCCCTGAGAGCGGCCAGTGAGTCGGAATGGCGGGCGCTGGGTGATGAACTCCCCGGCTGGTTCACCTCGGACGGGGATACGCGGTCGGTGCGGATTGTGGAGTATTGGTATACCGAACGGGTGCCGCGCACGTTGGTCACGGCTGAGGATGGGCGCGTCTTCTACGAGGATGATGCCGAGTTCAACGAGACCATCCCGCTCGGCGTCGATGACAACGGCGATCCACTCAAGCGCAGCGTGCTCGAGAAGCGCATCAAGTGGGCCAAACTGGACGGCGTGCAAGTCCTTGAAGAGACCGACTGGCCCGGCAAATACATCCCGATCATCAAGGTCTTAGGCGAAGAGCTGCAGCCCTTTGATAGCGAGCGGCGGTCTGAGGGGATGGTGCGACCGGCACGGGATGCCCAAAAGGGCTTCAACGTGATGGTCAGCAAGTGGGTGGAACAGATTGGCCTCGCCCCGATTCCGCCGTGGATGGGGCCGGCGGGCTTCGATGAAGGCTTCGAGAACGAGTATCTGCTCTCGGCCACGCGGACGATTCCGGCCCTCCATTTCAACCCGTATGATGTGAACGGCAACCCGATTGCCCCGCCGCAACGGACGAGCATCACGACGGAGATTCAGGCCATAGCCGGCTCGGTGCAGCTCTTTGACCAAGCCATCAAAAGCACGACGGCGATTCCGGATCCGACCTTGGGGAACATCGATCCCAGCCTCAAGAGCGGGAAGGCGATCCGCCAAGTGCTGGACCAGGCGACCCGCGGCACCTCCCACTACCTGGATAATCTGTCGCGGTCGATTCGTTACGAGGGACTGATCCTCAACGATTTGCTCTATCCGATTTACAACCGGAAGGGCCGCACGGTGCGGACGATGAATCCGCGAGGGGAGACGCAAGCGAGCATCCTGCACAGCCCGTTCGTCAGGCACCCGGAGAGCCAGCAGCCGCTGCCGATGCCGCAGGGTGGGATACCGGGGCAGCCGCCGATGATGCCGCCTGGGGTGTCGCCGGACACGAAGCCTGAGATGGTGACGCTGACCCCTGATGCGACGTTCAATGTGACGGTGAAGGTCACCAAGTCCTACGACACGCGCCGGGAAGAGCAGGAAACGACGCTCAGCACCCTGATCAATGCCGAGCCGCAACTGATGGGGGTGTTTGGGGATCTCCTCTTCAAATACAACGATGGCCCTGGCCATGATGAACTCGAGGAACGTGCCAAGGCGATGCTGGCGCCGCCGGTCCAGGCCATCCTCAAGGGTGGATCAGCCACGGATCCGCAACTCCAGCAGGCGCAGCAGCAGATCCAGCAACTGACGCAGATGATTCAGGGCAAGGTGGCCGAGAAGCAGGCCGAAGCCCAGGCCCAAGGCCAGATTGACCTCCAGAAGCAGCAACTGAAAGGCCAGCAGGAGAAGGAACTGGCGCAGCTCGAGCAGCAGGGCAAGGAGCGGCTGGCGTGGATCAATCAGGTCGCCCAGATCGCGATTGCCGGGGCCAAGATTGACGCGGAACAGGCGCGGACGTTTGTGGATGCGGCGGAGAAGGGGTCCGCGAAGGCGCTTGACCTCCACATGCAGCATCTGGCGCATGTCCAAGATACGCAGCAGAGCACACAGGACCATCTGGAAGCCTTACAGCAGGCCGCGCTGGAGCATAGTCAGGCATTAGAGCAAGGGCAGCAAGGCCATCAGCAGGCCCTAGAACAAGGCGCCGTAGGGCATCAGCAAGGGCTGGAGGCGAACGCGCAGCAAGCGGCATTGCAGCCGGAACCGGCCGAAGGTGTGCAGTAGTGGCAACTGATTCAGAGCGCCTTGTGATGTGGCGGCAATGGGCGGTGCATGCGTTCAACTGCCAGCCCAACGAGCCTGACGAAGAGATGCAAGCCTATATCGTTGAAGAGATGCAGGCCCGCATCAATCGAGCCTTGCAGTCGGCTGCGCCTCGCTATGAAGAATCTGCGATGCGGCATGTGAGCGTGAAGGATTGAGCCTGCTTATGCCAGAGACCGACCAGATCGACGATACCGGCTCCCTCGCGGACCACGAAGCGCAATTCCAGCCGAAGCGTGGACAGGAGCCGGTCTCACCGCCCGCTGTCAGCGAACCGGAGGCGACACCACAGCCGGCCGTCACTGACCACTCTGAAGAGGCGGACGAGGCACTGGCCGCGACGATTGACCCATCCTTGGCCCTCCCGAAGCCGAAAGAGAAGCATCGCGCCGAGAAGGACAAGGCGCGGGCGCAGGATGTGCCCCGAATTAAGGAACTGACGCGCCAACTGAAAGAGGCGCAGGAGAAGCTGGCTGCAGCCACAAAGGCGCCTGCTGCCCAGCCGGACGCCATGCCGGTCGTGGCA